TTCTGACAACTTCACGGTTAATCTCTGCAAGAATTTCTGATGAAAGAATATTTGCAAGTTCTGATTCTGCGTCAAGACCGTGGATTGCTTTAAGGTCTTGTGCAAGTTCTAGTGTGTATTCTGCTTTTAATGCTCTTGACTTGGCAGTAACAGTAGCTTTCTCAATTGAGAAACCCATTTGAGCGAAACCGTTTGATGCTTCAACGTCACCTAATGCTTCTGCAGATGCAGTAGTCATTCCGTTTCCAGTTGTGGATTCGTATGAAGGTGTTGAAGTATCGAATGGGTCTGAAATGTCGTTAGTTCCGACACCGTCAGCAGTTGGGTTAGCAGCTGAAGAGTATCCAGTTCTAACTTCGTCAATTCCCATTGCTTCTGATTTAGCTAATCTTGTTCCTGAAGGATAATCGTTATATCTTGCTTTCATAGCAAAGATTAATCCTGTTGGGCCAGTCATTGGTTGAACTCCGCAAATGTCGTATGCAACGAGATTTGGCATAGCACGTCTAACTAGGGAGATTAAAATCGGATCCCAATTAGATATACCTGTTCCAGTAGCATTTAAAGGTGCTGCTTCTTGCAAGTTTTGCTCTTGTAAAGCTTTTTCTTGGTTCTCAAGAATAACAGCAGTAACCGCACGTTTGTAGTTATCTTCGATTTTTGGCAAATCGGAGTGTTCTAGAATCGGCGACCACTTTTCTTGTAAGTTTTCTGATAAAAACATTTTATTTTTCCTTTAAATTAAAACTTAACCTAATGGTTGAAGTTTTTTGATTGCTTGAGTGTATCTAGACATTGATGGGTCTAACACAACTTCAGATTTTTCAACCTCAAATTCGTTAGCACCTTCAACAACTAGAGTCTCTTCCGTTATCTTTTCACCTTCAGCAGGGAAGTACGCATTCTTTACTTCAGAAATTTTCTCAGCGAAATCTTCTTCAGTTTTGTACTCAACACCTTCTGCAAGTGAGGATAACTTCTCTTTTTGTGAATCAGTCAAGTCTTTCGACGCTTCTGATATCACATTACTTCTCTTAAGAGTTTCTAATTCTTCAACGATGTCCATATTTCTAGAGACCTCACTGTCGAGTTTAGATTCCATCTCATCGAGACGATTTGCGAGTTCATCGATAACATCGTACTTATCTTCAGGAACGTCAACATAATGTTCTACGAACAATGTTTTTAATCCTTCAATAAATCCTTCTGTCATTTCTGACCTCAAACCACGTTCAATTGCAAGTTCGTTTTCTTTCGTCCACTCTTCTGCACAATATGTTAAGTACTTGTCTACACCTTCCGCAAGGTCAGCTTTAACAGTCTCAACTGTGGTTTTTAATTCTGCCTGATACTGAGTATCAAGGTTTTCTTTAATTTCTGCAACTTTTGAAGTCACTGCAGCTTTAAATATTGTTTTTGCTTTTTCAGCATTTTCTTCTGTAAGTTCTAATGCTTCTGATATTGCTGATAGGTCGTCATCTATTTCAATTTCAACAAGAGAAGACTCTAAGTCTGCAGTTAATTCTTCTTCGATTGAATCTTCCTTAACTTCTTCTTTATCTTCTTCTTTCTTAAAACCTTCTAGAACTTTAGCAACTGCTTCTTCGTCCATAGACTTCAAAGACTCTACTACTTTTCTTGCTGTTTCAGCTTTAGTCAAACTTTCGTCAACCTCTTCTTCTGATACTGTTCCCAGTACAGATGAGATTTCTTCCTTAGTCATTTCCTTCATGTTGTTGACGATAGCTTTAATAGATTCCATTTTAGTAGATTTGACTTCGTCTTTTTTAGACTCTTTCTCATCTTCTTTTAACTTCTCTGCTTTTTCAGCTTTTCCAGCATTTTTCTTCTGAGCATCACCTTCGTTTGAAGGTGCAGTCTCAGCTTTCTTGATAGATGCTACTGCTTTGTCAACAGGATTTTCTTCAGGTTTGACGACTTCAACTTTGCCTTGACCAATAGTCTCAGCATCAGATGAACCTTGTTTGACTGGTTTACTATCACCTTTTTCTGACTTAGAATCAGGTTGAACACCTTCTTCCATAGTCTCAACTACTTCCGTAGTTTCTAGGTTATTTTCTAACTCTGC